AGAATAATATGGCATTTCAACTATCACCCGGTGTAGTAACTTCTGAAATAGACTTAACCACAGTCATTCCTTCAGTTTCTAGCACAACTGGTGCATTTTGTGGAGCCTTTGTTTGGGGTCCAACTAACAAAAAAACACAAATAACAACAGAATCAAATTTGGCTTTAACATTTGGACGTCCAGACAGTAACACTTTTATCTCTTATTATACAGCTGCATCATTTTTAGCTTACGCAAGTGATTTAAGAATTGTTAGAGCACTTGGCGCAAATGCAAAAAATGCAGTTGCAAATACTTCAACAACGGCCGTAATTGCAAATGAAGATATTTACGATGTATCTTACAGATTAACCGATAATAGTAACTTATTTGGTGCATTTGTTGCAAGATATCCTGGCGCTTTAGGTAATTCTTTGACTATCTCTGTCATTGATGCTGGTTCCGCAGCAACCTACAATACATGGACGGTTGGTGGTGTTAACGTTTCGGGATACTTTAACGGTGCTCCTGGAACTTCAACACAAGCTAACACAGCAGGTTCTACAAATGACCAAATGCACATTATTGTTGTTGACACGGGCGGTTTATTCAGTGCTGGTGTTAAAAATACAGTTCTTGAAACATATGCATATGTAAGTAAAGGTTCTGATGCAAAAGATCCTTATGGTAATTCAAACTATTACAAAAACATAATTTTCAATCAATCAAAATACATCTATGCAATGGACCCTGTTAACTATGTAACAACTGATTCAACATGGAAAAATCCATTATCATCAGGTACAACATATGCAACATTAGCAACACCTGTTACTGTAACATTAACAAACGGCGCAGATGATACACCATTGGATGCAGCATTAATAACCGGTTATGGTCTATTTACAAACCCTGATGAAGTTGATATTTCATTAGTATTGACCGGTAATGCAGACGTTACAGTGCAACAATGGGTCATTGACAACCTTGTTACCTTTAGAAAAGATTGTATTGCATTCTTGTCTCCACCATCTTCAGCGGTTATTAATCAAACTGGTAACGAAGCGGCAAACATCACAACATGGGTCAACTCTCTTGCAAGAAGCACTTCTTATGCAGTTCTTGATTCTGGTTGGAAATACATGTTTGACAAATATAATAATACTTACCGTTATATTCCTTTAAATGGTGATATTGCTGGTCTGTGTGTATATACAGATTCCGTTCGTGATCCATGGTGGTCACCAGCAGGTTTCAACCGCGGTAATTTGAAAAACGTTGTAAAACTTGCATGGAATCCAAGCAAACCATACAGAGATGTTTTATATGCACAAGGTGTAAATCCAGTAGGCACATTCCCAGGAAACGGTACAGTTTTGTTTGGTGATAAAACACTTCAAGCACAACCATCCGCATTCGACCGTATTAACGTTCGTAGATTGTTCATTGTTCTAGAAAAAGCAATTTCTAGAGCAGCGCGTTATTCACTATTCGAATTCAATGATGATTTTACTCGCGCACAATTTGTAGCTCTGGTAACACCATTCTTAAGAGATATACAAGGCCGTCGTGGTATTTACGATTTCCGTGTTATCTGTGATACTACAAATAACACCCAACAAATGATTGATACTAATCAATTCCAAGGTGACATTTATATTAAACCTGCTCGTTCAATCAACTTTATTCAATTGAATTTCGTTGCGGTTCGTACAGGTGTTGATTTCACAGAAGTTGTTGGGAAATTTTGAGCATGAACTGATCGTTAAATTCTAAAAATACATAAATACTCCTATAAAATTATAGGAGTATTTTTTATGTTTTTGGATAACAAATATAGCAAATGGTATTTTAATATAGTAAAAAAAGGAACTAACAGAACACTAGATTGTTACACAGAAAATCATCATATAATACCAAAATCATTAGGAGGTAATGATAAAAAGGGAAATATGGTAAAATTAACAGCAAAAGAACACTATGTTGTGCATTTACTATTAATGAAAATGTGTAAAGACAAAAAAGATAAACAAAAAATGTGTGCTGCTTATTTGTACATGAGTAAAGTTAGAAATGATTATACTCAACAAAGATATTCTTCAAAATTATATGAATACCATAAAAAAATTAGAGCCAAAATATTATCAGAACAAATGAGTGGATCAGGTAATCCAATGTTTAATAAGAAACATACGGAAGAAACAAAAAATAAAATAGGAAAGAAAAATTCTAGGAAAACTTTAACTGAAGATGGTAGAAGAAGAAAATCGGAATATTCTAAAAACAATAATCCAATGAGTAATCCTTTATACGCGGAAAAAGCTAGAATAAATCACTCAAAGATATATGAGGTTATTGATCCGTCAGGATTTATTATTGTTGTTAAAAATCTAGCAGAATTTTGTAGAAATAACAATTTACATAAAGGTAATATGTGTTCGGTTTCGAAAGGTAATCTACAGCATTATAAAAAATGGAAATGCAGATTATTGACAACATAAATAAAAGTAAATAAGGAGAATAAAATGTCATTTTCAGTATCAGAATTTAGATCAAACTTAGTAGGTGATGGAGCGCGTCCTAACCTATTCTCTGTTTCTCTAGTATTTCCAGCACTTGCACTTAATGGCCAAGCGGCTGGACAAAAAACAACCTTTATGGCAAAAGCTGCTCAATTGCCAGGAAGTTCAATCGGAACTGTTACTCAACAATATTTTGGTCGTGAATTAAAATTTGCTGGTAACAGAACTTTTTCAGATTGGACATTACAAATTGTCAATGATGAAGATTTTGCAATTAGAAATGCTTTAGAGTCATGGATGAATGGTATTAACAGTCACGCAGCAAATTTGCGTAATGGTTCAGCTCTTTCATTGACAAATTATAGTGTTGATGCAACCGTGACACAATATGGTAAAACAGGTAATATATTAAAAACATACAAATTTGTTGGTATGTTTCCTGTTGATTTGGCACCAATTGATTTGAATTGGGGTTCTAACGATGAAATCGAAGAATTCTCTGCAACATTCAGTTATCAATGGTGGGAATCTTTACCAATTACATCTTAATATATAAGAGAGGGTTAAACACCCTCTCAATGTTTTTTTTTGAATAGATAAGGCACTATGGCAGTAAACAAATTTTCACTTTTTGGATTTTCAATATCTCGGGATAAATCCGAGACTGACCAGACTGTACAACAATCTTTCACACCTCCGACCAATGATGATGGTGCATTAACGATAACATCTGCGGCTTATTATGGTACATATGTTGACCTTGATGGTACTGCAAAAAATGAAGTAGAATTAATCTCTAGATATAGAGAAATGTCTATGCAACCGGAAATAGAATCCGCAATTGATGATATTGTTAATGAAGCAATATGTGCTGATGATGATGGTAAAACAATTCAACTAGTTTTAGATGCATTAAAACAACCAGATAAAATTAAAAATGCTATTAAAACAGAATTTACAAATGTTCTAAGGTTGTTGAATTATAATAACATGGCTCAAGACATTTTCAGACGTTATTATATTGACGGCCGAATGTTCTACCATATTATTGTGGATAAAGACAATCCAACGCAAGGTATTAAAGAATTGCGTTATGTTGATCCTAGAAAATTGAGAAAAATTCGTGAAGTTAAAAAACAAAAAGACGAACGTACCGGCGTAGAAATAATGAATGTTATCAATGAATACTATGTATACAATGATAAGGTTGTTTCAGGAGGCGGTTCCAGTAATTTTGGACCAGTTGGAATAAGAATTACATCTGATTCTATCATATCAGTTGTTTCCGGTCTTATGGATTCGCGCAGAGCCGTTGTATTATCTTATTTACATAAAGCAATCAAACCAATGAACCAATTGCGTATGATTGAAGATGCAACCGTAATTTATCGTATCTCTAGAGCACCAGAACGTAGAATTTTTTATATTGACGTTGGTAATCTACCAAAGTTAAAGGCTGAACAATACCTACGAGATATTATGATTAAATACAAGAATAAACTTGTATATGATGCAAACACAGGTGAAGTTCGTGATGACAGAAAATTTCTATCAATGATGGAAGATTTTTGGTTACCTAGACGCGAAGGCGGTAAAGGAACAGAAATTGACACTCTACCTGGAGGTCAAAATTTAGGTGAACTTGAAGATGTTAAATATTTTGAAAAGAAACTATATAAAGCTTTGAGTGTTCCAGTTTCTCGTTTAAATCCAGAAACTTCTGGTTTTTCATTGGGTAAAACTAATGAAATTACAAGAGATGAATTGAAATTTTCAAAATTTGTCGGTAGACTTCGTAATAAATTTTCAGATTTATTTGACCAAGCATTAAGAGTACAATGTGTACTTAAAGGTATATGTACAGATGCTGAGTGGAATGAAATGAAAGAAAATATTCATTATGATTTTATAAAAGATAATAATTTTGCTGAACTTAAAGATGCAGAATTGGTTAGAGAAAGACTATCACTATTAAGTGAAGTTGATCCTTATACCGGACGTTATTTCTCTCAAGCATGGATTCAAAGAAATGTATTAAGACAAACAGACGATGAAATCAAAGAAATGCAAATGGAAATTGATGAGGAAAAGGCCAATGGACTAGGTTTACCAGTTGGTGTTATGAATGACGTTGCTCAACAACAAATGATGAGTCAAGTTCCAGAACAACCACAAAACCCAGCTGATGCGAAAAACGAAGATACTGTTGCAACCAGACTTTTAAAAATATTATAAATAGATTATCATTAGGAGAAATATATGCCAGATTATTCAACCAGAAATATTATTGATTATGCAGAAGATGGAAATGCAACCGAATTTAGAAATGCATTATATGCTTCTATACATGATAAAGTTGCTGCACATATTGATGCAAAAAAACAAGAAATTGCAAGAAATCTAATTGATCCAAAATCAGAAGAAACTCATGAGGAAGTTCCAGAAGAACAATTGGAAACAGAGGTTTCTACAGAGGAATAATAAATGGCAAATAAATTCA